GCCTCTAGACAAGTTGGTTCTCCTTAACGAACTCCAGCAGAAGATGTCTATGGGCCTTGAATCTAAAGAAGGCGCTTTGCGCGCCCTTGGCGAAGAGTTCCCACTTGAGAAGCTACAAGAAGTTCGTTCTGAGCTTATCAACGACGCTCAGGCTGAGGGTTCTCTCAACCTTGTTAAGGCCCAGATTCAGAAGCAGCTTATGGACATCACAGGAATGATGGTTGCCCCAGACGGCACCGCAACTCCTATGGACCCAGTAATGCTAGGCGATGGAGAAATGCTAGGCGACGGTGTGGGTGGAGTTCAAGGACAAGAACTAAGCCCTGAAGAAATGGCTGCTGATGAAGAAAACGCAGCTGCTGAAGAGCAGATTCGAGAGACTTTGGTTAACCAGGCTTATGGAGCACAAGGCTCCTCACGAAGCATAGTTGACAAAGATTAAAGTTTAATTTCATGTAATTATGGAATTAAGCAAGACAACTAAAGTAATTTGTACTTTACTTGTTTTGTATAAGTAATAGGTCATGTGGTATTAATTCGGAAAACGACCAAGATTAAGAGAAGAGTAAACATGTCGGAAATCAACCCAGAGGTAGCAGAGTCTACCGAAAACATTGCTATGGATGCTTTTAACGAAGCAGCTGAGGATGCAAGCACTATGTCATCAAAACCTTTCACCGCTGAGGATATTGCCAAAGCTCGTGCACAGGAGAAGGCAAAGCTTTACCCTCAGATTGACAAGATGGCCGAGGAATTGGCAGCACTCCGTAGACGTGAAGACGAGCGCGCAGCCCTTGAGGCAGAGCGTTCAGCAAAGCGTAAAGAGCGTGAAGCTCAGCGTCTTGCAGAACTAAAAAAGTCCGAAGAAGATGAACTAGGCTTCAAGGAACTTCTACAGGTTAAAGAGCAGGAATTCCAAAAGCAGCTTGAGGCAGAACGCCTTGAGCGCGAGAAGGCATTCGCCATCCTAGACCGTGAGCGTGAGTTCAATGAGCTGCAGCAGTACCGCCAGCAGCGCCTTGAGCAGGAACGCGAAAACATTGTTCCAGAACTTATTGACCTAATTTCTGGCAACAACAAGGACGAAGTTGAGAACAGCATTGCTGACCTCACCTCTCGTTCACAGAAAATCTTCGACTCTGTTGCGCAGGTTGCACAGCAGAGCCGCAAGGAAATGGTAGGAACTCGAATCACGAGTCCTGCCTCTGGACCCCTCGACAACGACTCGGACTCACGTTCGTACTCACCAAATGACATTAATAACATGTCTATGGCTGACTATGCGAAGAATCGAGCCAAGCTACTTGGCAATAGCAACAACCGTGGACAGGGATTGTTCGGCTAAACAACCACAACCTAACCGACCGTAAAGGAAATCAAAAATGGCAGCATCTGCTATTACAGGTTCGTCCCAGCTTGCTGGTGCACCTACCGCTTATTCAGGTTCGAACAGCCAGCTTTCGCAGGCTATTCAGACCATCTGGTCGAAGGAAATTCTGTTCCAGGCGATGCCTATTCTTCGCTTTGAGCAGTTCGCAGTAAAGAAGACCGAACTTGGTGTTGCACCAGGTCTTCGTGTGAACTTCCTTCGTTACAAGAACTTCAGCGTGGACCCAACTCCACTAACTGAAGGTGTCCGTATGACCACCAACGCTCTCACTGCAGAGCAGATTGCAATCACCGTTGCAGAGCACGGCTACGCTGTTGCTGTTTCGGAGCTTCTATTGAACGCTTCGTTCGACGACATCATGGCTTCGGCTTCTCGTCTTCTAGGTCGCCACATGGCACAGTACCTAGACGTACAGGCCCGTGACACTCTGTCGGCTGCAACTTCAGCTACCTTCGGTTACAACCGTTCAGGTATCTCTGGTGGCGCATTCACTAACTACGACGAAGGTGTAGTCGGTACTTCGATTGCTGACCTAGATGGTAACCACAAGCTTACCACTGGCGCAATCAAGGACTCTGCCCTTGTTCTTGCAAGCAAGAACATCCCTCGCATTGGTGAGACTTACGTGCAGTTCATCCACCCTAAGCAGTCTCGTGACCTTCGCTCGAACCCAGAGTTCATCGAAGTTACGAAGTACGCTGCTCCAGGTAACTTCATGCTAGGTGAAATTGGTCGTCTATACGACGTCGTATTCATCGAGACCACTCAGGTCAAGAAGCTTGCTGCTAACCAGGCTGGGTACACCACTTCGTCACTAGTTGGAGCTCCTGCAAACGCAGGTTCGGTTCCTGTGCTACCTAACACTGGCCGCGGTCAGGGTGGTAACCCAGCAAACCCAACCGAAGCGACAGGTTACTTCACTGGTGCTACTGGTAACACTGCTGATGTCTACGAATCAATCATGATTGGTGACAACGCATTTGGTCACGCTATCTCGCTTCCAGTTGAGCTCCGTGATGGTGGTGTTCTAGACTTCGGTCGCGAGCACGCACTAGCATGGTACGCCATCTGGGGTCTAGGTATCATCACCGACCAGGCTATCAACAAGGTTTACACCAACTAATAGCCAAAACCTCGTCGAGGGGGGGCCTCTTAGGAGGCCTCCCCAACACAAACAAACAAACTAACAGGAAGAAAATATCGTGGCAAATAAACCAACTAGTCCTCAGGACGCAACAGGACGCGCAGCCGAAGAGGCCGCAAAGCGCAACGCAGCCGAGCTACAGGCTCGCAAGGAAGAGATTTCTATCTCTCGTCAGGTCGAGGCTGAAAGCCTTGAGCGTGATGTATTTGACCCAACCAACCCAGCCGCACCAATCCTACTTGATGAAGTAGAAGAGGTTGGCGTCTCGGTTCAGAACGAGTCAGTAATCATTCGAACTATCTCTGACATTGAAGATATGACTTTTGGTGTGATTAATGGTGCTCCCAATAATCTATCCTTTAAGGCTGGAGTTAAGTACAAGGTATCGCCAGAAGTGGCTAACTATCTTGAACGTCTAGGTTATACCTGGAAAGCTTAGTCTCCTCAAATTGCTCGCCCTGCTGGTCCCGCCCTCCTCACCAGCAGGGCGAGCTTTTTACATTTAGCAGGAATTAATCCACAATCTACGAGAACATAGTAGAGAAGACTTTTGGAGGCTTTATGGCTACCCTATCCAGCTTGGCAGACCGAGTACGAGTAGAGCTCGGTGACCTTGGTAAGTCGTTTGTAACCTCATTCGTTGCTGACGGCACCACCAACCGTTTTAAGCTTCACTATGCTCCATTAGACGGCACTGGAGTTAACGTCTTTAAAAACGGTGTTAACGTTACTTCCACCTCTTCTGTGGAAGAGCAGACTGGAATCCTTGTACTTGATACCGTACCTGCTGAGGGCTCCGAGTTTATTGTTAGTGGAAACTACTACCGCTACTTTACTGCTTCCGAAATGCAGACACTAGTAACTAACGCTGTTACTCTACACACTTCTGGTCACGCCCTTGACTCCGTGGGTCGTTCTTTTGACATATCAAATCTTCCGTTGGTTGACGAATACCCAGTAGTTGTTTACGCAACAACTTTGGCGCTGTATGCTTTAGCAACAGACGCCTCCTTTGACATTGACATCGCTGCCCCAGACGGCGTCAGCATTCCGCGTTCTGAACGTTATCGTCAGCTCATGCAGATGATTGAAACTCGTCAGCAGCAGTACCGTGAACTTTGTGCACACCTAGGAATTGGTCTATTCCGTATTGAAGTTCTTCCTCTGCAAAGAATCTCCAAAACTACTGGACGACTCATTCCTATCTACAAGCCTCAAGAAGTGGATGACCGCTCATACCCGCAGCGCGTACACCTCGACGACTCAAGCTACGGAAGCCGTTCTCCAGAATGGCCTACAACTGCAGAAGAGCTAACCGCCTATCAGGGTCGCTCCTTTAATACCTCTCTGGACTACGTTGGTAACTACGCAGGCAAGTCATTTACTGCAAAAGTTCTTCCACAGCGCAGTGCTGTTATTCAAGTAACCACATTTAACTTGACTGTTGACACTCCAGGTACTGACGTCGTTACTGCGGCTTCTCGTACTTCTGGAAGCACAACTATTACGCTCACTACCAGTGCCGTACACGGACTAACCGCTGGCAACCCTGTTGTCATTATTAACGTAGATGGCACAGTTGACGGTTACTTTAACGTGGTTTCTGCTCCTACAACAACCTCGTTTACAATTACTGGAACCGCTACGACCGCTCTTGCTTTAACTGGTTTGACTGGTCAAGTTGAAACTAACGTTGACAAAGAGTACACCTTTAACATCTCCCTCACTAGGGAGCAGACGCGTCTTATGGCCGAACGCACCTACTGGTCTATTTCAACTGTTGACCCGTTCACTAATGAAACTGTTGAAATTAAGGGTGGAAACTTCTTTACGGTTCGTGCAGGTACGGTGGTTATTTAATGCCAATTAACCCAAACGCCCCACTTCTTCCTGAAAAAGACATCGCGTTAATACCTAACCGCGATGAGCCGTATGACCCTAACGACTACCCTGTAGAAGGTCAGACAACTCCTCCACAAACCGTAGACCCAGAGATTGACTGGCAAGCTGTAGACATTAGCCTGCTTCCTGGTGTTCCAGGACAACGAGGAGCAACTGGCCCATCGGGACCGACTGGTGCCGCTGGTGCTACAGGGCCTACTGGCCCCCAGGGCCCAACAGGTCCTTCAGGTCAGTCTTACAGCTTTACTCCAGATGACTCAATAGCTGTCTGGAATATTACACATAACCTAGGGTTCAAACCAAGCGTCCAGGTAATAAACGCAATTGGCACTGAATTCTTTGGAGATGTTGTTTACACTAATAATAACCAGTTAACCGTCACATTTTCCGCGCCTGTGTACGGAACTATCTACCTTTCTTAAGGATATGCAATGGCTAAATCATTTTTAACGTCCATAAACCTCAACAACAACTCGTTGTTGAATGGTCGAGTTGACGCTCGTTGGGCAAGCACCCCTACTGGAACCACAAACCCAGATGGTACTGGTACAGCTGTTGCTGGTCAGATTTCGTCTTACAACGGTGGTCTATACGTTTACACTGGTTCAGCCTGGTCTGCGCTATCGACTGCTGGTGGCACTGTAAGCAGTGTTAGTGGTACTTCAGGCAGCGTCGATGTAGCCAATGGTTCGAGCACACCAGTCATCTCGCTGGCTACCGCTTACGGTGACTCGGTCAACCCTTACGGCACTAAGACCATGAACTACGTTCTAGCCGCCCCTAACGGCTCTAATGGAGCACCATCATTCCGCGCCCTTGTAGCAGCGGACATCCCAACTCTTAACCAGAACACCACTGGTTCTGCTGCTACGCTAACCACTTCGCGTAACATTAACGGAGTTGCGTTTAACGGCTCAGCAGACATCACCGTTACTGCTGCGGCTACAACGCTAACGGGAACTACCCTAAACTCAGGTGTAACGGCCTCGTCACTTACTTCGGTAGGTACTCTTGCAAGCCTAGACGTCACTGGTGCTGTGGTTATTGGTGGAAACCTAACCGTTAACGGTACCACCACCACTATTAACTCAACCACAATCAGCGTTGATGACAAGAACATTGAGCTTGGTTCAGTAGCAACTCCTACAGACGTCACTGCTGATGGTGCAGGTATTACCATCAAGGGTGACACCGACAAGACTTGGAACTGGGTCAACGCAACTGACTCTTGGACCTCTTCTGAAGACATTGACTTGGCTTCTGGTAAGGCTTACCACATTGCGGATGCTCAGGTTCTAAACGCAACCACTCTAGGTGGTGCTGTTGTTAACTCTAGCCTGACCAAGATTGGTCTATCGACCGCTGGTTTTGTTAAGTCTGACTCGTCAGGTAACCTAACTGCTGATACTAATACTTACACCAAGAAGGTAACCGCCGCTGGTCCAGCATCTTCTGGAACGGTAATTACCGTTAACCACGCTCTTGGTCAGTGGGTTACTGCGCAGCTATTTGAAACCTCTACAGGTGCTCAGGTTGAGGTTGACGTAGTAAACGCCTCAACTTCTGGTGGAACAACCACCTTTACTTTTGCCTCCTCAGTTGCAGATAGAAGCGCTTACACATACGTCATTATTGGTTAGGATTAGTCCATGGCCAAAAAGATACTTACAGACTTAGACGCAACAAATAGATACATAACTGCAGCCGCTTATAACAAGACTGCGATTACTGCCCCAGCAACTGGCGCTACGATTGCTATTGGTAACTTAAAGACGTTTTCTGTAAACGCTACGCTAACTCTGACAGGCACTGACTCATCCACTCTAAACGTTGGTGCTGGTGGCACGCTTGGTACGGCAGCGTTTACCTCTTCTACAGCATACGCCGTAAGTAAAAACTACATAATCAATAGCGCGTTTGATATTGCGCAAAGAGGAACTAGCGGGTTAACTGCAACAGGCACGTCAGGAGGAGCGACAACAAGCTATACCCTAGACCAGTGGATTGCGGTGGCTAGTGCAACTGCCTCCCCAGGCGTCACTGTTTTAACAGTATCTCGTCAGGATTCAACCGCAAACATGATTTCTGGTTATGATTTCCCTTACTACGCAAACGTTGTAACCTCACTGCCTGTAAGCGGAACAGTTACTGGCTCGTCCTATTTCTCTCAAAGAATTGAAGATGTCAGAACTTTGGCTGGTCAGCAGGTAACCCTTTCATTCTGGGCTAAAATATCGAGCGGAACAAATTCAAACATTACTCCAGTAATTGTTCAAAATTTTGGAACTGGAGGAAGCACAGCAGTTACCAATACTGGTTCTGCTATCTCGTTAACTACAACTTGGACAAGGTTCAGCTATACAGTGACACTTGGTTCAATGTCAGGCAAAACTATTGGGACAAACTCATACCTTGATGTGAGGCCTCTCCAATTAGCTGGAGCAAACTACACCGCGTTAACGATAAGTATTGCTGGAGTGAAGCTTGAAGAGTCTACTGCAGCAACTGAGTTTGGCAGGATGTCGGAGTCCCTTGCTTCTGAGTTGATTGCGTGCCAAAGATACTATTGGAGGTTTGGTGGTTCTGGAACGGCAACTCAGGTCTCTGTGGCTAATGGAGCATACTACAACACTACGACTTGTTATTCATCAATTAGGCACCCAGTTTCCATGAGAACATCGCCTTCTTTCTCAGTTAATGATACAGCCGCACTAACTGCGTACGCAGGAGGTTCTTCAAGAGCAAGTACAAATATAACTGGAGGAACTGTCGTATCTAGAGAAGCTACAGAAATCTCAGTTACTACATCCGCAGCTACATCTGGCCATGCGGCGTTTATTCGATTCCCAGCTAACAGCACGAACTACATGGAATTTTCTGCAGAGATTTAGGAGACATAATGACCTATGAAATTGTAATCACAGAAACTGGTGAAGAGTCTATCAAGGCTACAGATTCTACTGGAAAAGTTTGGTGGATTCCTCAAGAGCCAGGCAACTCTATGTACGAAGAGTACTTGCAGCAATAGCTGTGTAGTAACCCCTACATTTTTCTCCAATAACTGCGAGAATAGAACTACTATAGATAAGGACATTTCATGCCTGTAGAAACAAGAATTCAACTGCGCCAGGGCAGCGATGCTACCTGGGCCAGTGCTAGCACCGCTACTATTACTAACGCCGTAGCTGCTAACGGAATCATCACCTACACTGCTTCTAACACGTTTATTGTTGGCAGCAAAGTTACTGTTGTTGGCATTAACCCTCCATCACTAAACACTACCGACCTTACAATTCTTACTGCTTCTGCATCAAACTTTACAGTTGCTAGCGCAAACACGGGAACGTATGTTTCTGGTGGTTCTGCAAGAAACGTTTTGCTGGCTTCTGGTGAACTGGGTTACGCACAAACTTCTGGAACAATCGGGATTGGTGATGGAACAACTTACTGGCCTGGGCTAAAAAAGCTTGCTTTGTCAAACGCAAACAACTCGTTTATTGGTAACCAAACGTTTACACCTACGCTTGGTAATGGAACTGCCCTTACAATTCGAGGAAAAGCCGATAGAACCTTTGTGGTGTATCGTGGCGTTGCTAGCGGAAGCGGCCTTAACACGTACTATGTACGTACACCAATTACAGAGACAAGTGTTCTGGGTGGTGAGTCAGTTACTATTACTGGTTTTACAGCTCCAAATGATGACCTTAACCTTGCTGGAGCAACGATTGACGTAATTGCCGCCAATGGTCTTTCTTTTCAAACGTACAGTGGTTCACTTGTAGCTGCCAAAGACATTACTGCGACTGCTTCAGCGGTGTTTAAGGAAATTGACAGTGCAAATGACAAGCTTTCTGACACCACTTTGTTTGAAGTGTTTGACAATGAAGGCACCACACTTTCTTCTATTGACCGTACAGGGCGGCTATACACTACCAGTATCAGAGCAGCTGGTGACCAGTTGGCGGGTTCGACCAGCTCTATGTTTGACCTTGGGGCTGTATACTCACCACTTAGTGACGCAACGTTAATTATTGGAAGTAACGGAACAACCACAACTGGACAAATTGGTATTGAGTCTGCTGTAGGAAGCACAAGCACCCGATACCACATCTCATTTACTAATGGAGCAGTTGTTGGACGTATCTCTACTTCTGCCTCTGCTACCACATACACTACCAGTTCAGATTACCGACTAAAGGAAAACATAGTCCCTATTACTGACGCCGTAGAAAGACTTCTGGAGCTTAAACCAGTTAAGTTTAATTGGATTTCTAATCCAGAGTACTCACTGGACGGGTTTATTGCGCATGAAGTTCAAGACATTGTTCCTGAAGCAATCGACGGCGAGAAAGACGCAGTAGACTCAGAAAACAACATTGTTGCTCAGGGTATTGACCAGTCTAAACTAGTTCCTCTACTAACCGCCGCTTTGCAAGAAGCACTACTTCGTATTGAGGCTCTTGAAGCGAAGGTAAACTAATGCGCGGCTCTAAGCTTCAAGGACGATTTAACATCGACTATGAAGCAGCGTCTATGTACGAAGGGATTAGCGAAGACCTCGTTAACCCTGTCGGTAATGAAGTAGACTGGTTCCGTTGGCAGGATTACTACCTGGAAGAAAACTACACCACTATTGTAGATGATGTCTATGACGTTTCTAGCTCTGTGGTTTCTGCAGGTCGCCGTTGGATGCTTCCGTTTAAAATGCCTGTAGTAATGGCACAGTTTGTTCGCGGTACTAACGTAATGAACCAACGTGGTTTCTATGTAACGGACACACTCCGCCTAGTTATTAACGTAGGCGATGTTAACCGACTTCTACCTGACCTTCTCAAGAATCCTAATAACCACATTAAAGACCGCATCGCTTTTAAAGGAGAAGTCTTTATTCCTACGCGAGTTTTGCCTCGAGGATTCTTTGAAAACAAGTACACTCTACTTACAATAGACTGTAACCAGCTAAACCCAGAAGAGCTGGTCAACGACCCACAGTTTCAGACTTACGCTTTGCCGTCAACGTCTGATGCTAGAACACTCGGCTATGGCTACGGTAGCTATGGCTCTGACCCTTACGGAGAGTAAAAATGCCATTAGTTAAACCTACAGTAGGACAAACCGCTTGGGGTGCTACCCTAAACACCGCTCTAGATTACCTAGACACTAAGGTAGGCCCTTGGGTCGCCGTTCCGTCAACCGCTACTTCTACTGGAACTGCTGGTCAACTAGCTTACGCTTCAGGGTTTTTGTACGTTTGCGTTGCCACTAACACGTGGAAGCGTGTTGCACTAAGCAGCTGGTAACCTTATGAAAAAGATTAAAGTTGCCAAGACCTCAAATAAAAGGCCAGCTAAAATTGCTAAAGGACGTGAGGCTGTAAAAACCCACAACGTCGCAAAGGTAAGCAAGACGGGTACTCACAACAAGGGTGCCGCTAATAAGTCTGCTGCACGTAAGTATGGAGTTAAATAATGCCACGTAAATCAGTTACAAATGAAGTAAACACCAAAGACCGCAACGGTCACGGTAAACGTCACGTTCTTCCTCAGCACAAGGGTAAGCTACCTAAGTCTGCACCTAAGATGAAGAACCTTCAACGTAAGGCAGGTAACCGCTAATGGCTGAGCACAAGAAGCACCACGCTAAAAAGCACACCCCTAAAGGCAAAGACCCGCGACTAGCTCGCGCAGGCGTATCAGGGTACAATAAACCTAAGGCTACTCCTGGCGCAAAGAAGTCTCACGTTGTGGTTGCTAAGGTTGGCGACCAGGTTAAGACTATTCGTTTTGGACAGCAGGGCGTTAAAGGTTCTCCAAAGAAGGAAGGCGAGTCTAAAGCGTATGCTGCTCGTCGTAAAGCTTTCCAGGACCGTCACGCTAAGAACATTGCAAAGGGCCCTATGTCTGCTGCATACTGGGCTAACAAGGTTAAATGGTAATGGCTAACGTAAAAGCAGGTGGATTGAAGCACAAAGTCACTAAGAAAAAAGTGGACAAGGGTGCGGGAGATAAGGGCGACATAATCGTCCAGCAGACTGGTAAGAATGGTAAGGCCCAGAGAATGAACCTTACTAAGCTAGCTGGCTCAAAGACTGTAAAACAAGGCGTAAAAGAGACCAAGGCCTACCACAAGAAGCATCCAGAGATTAGTAAAGAGGGTCGCAGAAAAAATGGCTAACAAACCAAAACCTAAGACTAAGTCAAAAGTAAACGAGGCTGGTAACTACACCAAGCCTGGTTTGCGTAAGACTATTTTCAATCGTATCAAGGCTGGAAGTAAGGGTGGAGACCCTGGCGAATGGTCAGCTCGTAAAGCGCAACTTCTAGCCTCGGAGTACAAGAAGGCTGGCGGAGGATACAAGAACTAATGCCCCTAGCTAAGTCTCAAGAGTCACTCAAGAAGTGGACTAAGGAAAAGTGGAAAACCTCAGATGGGAAACCATCTAAGGGTAAAAAGCGCTACCTTCCGTCTGCTGCTTGGGAAGACTTGACTCCTGCTGAGAAGAGGGCTACAAATAAAGCTAAAGCAGCGGGAAATAAAAAAGGTAAGCAGTTTGTGGCTCAGCCCAAGAAGATTGCAAAGAAGACAGCGAAGCACAGATAATGGCTAATACTCCAAAAGCAGTTCGAACTACTGCTAAACGTCATGCCGAGGCTACTCGTAAAAAAGACCCCTTTGGTAAGCTTGGTAAAAAGACTACTGAGTCCACTAAAGCGTGGCCAAAAATGTCATGGGATAATGGTATAAGGTCAGCAGAGTATGTTGGAAAGTTTACCTCTAAAAACTCTGAGTTTAGTAAGGGGCAGTCAAAGTAATGGCAGATGTTAAAGTAGGAACTCGTAAGAAGTTCGGTCCATACAAGGGCTCGGCACAGAATGGTGGCCGAGAGATTTACGTATGGAAAGTAAAGA